TCGTCGAATTTGGATTGAAAGTGTTGGCGGAAAATGCCCATGGTCTGGCAGCAGACTTGGTTACTTCTTAATCGAAAGTAAACGGAAAGGGCCAGGGAAACTTGGCCCTTTTTTTAAAAATGATTCACAAAAGATTATTTAGCGAAAACAAAGATCAAGGCATCAAACGCTACTGGCATGAGAATGCTGACACTGGCGATGTGACGATCCAAACAGAACAAGATGTCACAGCGGTCATTGAGGCCAACAAGGCCATCTATAACGCTGTGGATGAGAAGGCCAGCTGGAATGGTGAATGGCACTTGGTGGCATCCATCCCCGAAGCGCTTTATTACAAAATGAAGGCCGAGGGCAAGATCGATGACCAGGAGTATATGAAGCGCTGGCTCAACGACTCCGACAACCAATTTTTTAGAACACGCCCAGGGAAAGTATGAACTACATTGCAGTCTGCACGCCAGCACGGGACATGGTTCACACCATGTACAGCTACGACTTGGTGAATATGGTTGCGTATCACACACTCAATACCGAAGACGCTGTAAGCCTCAAGATCAGCCAAGGCACTCTAATTGCCAATCAGAGGGCAGAGCTGTCACTTGACGCAATGGGTGAGGGCTGCACCCACATCCTGTTCATTGACTCTGATATGCGGTTTCCAGAAGATATGATCGGGCGGCTTTTAAAGCATGACCTAGATATTGTGGCCACCAACTGTGCCAGGCGCAGAATGCCCACTGGCCCGACAGCGCAGCTCTACAAAGAGAATGGCGAAAGGGAGCTGGTCTGGACCATGCCAGAGTCCACTGGCCTGCAAGAAGTGGGGTCTGTGGGGATGGGCGTCATGCTGATCAAGGCCAATGTTTTTGAGGCGCTAGCCGAGCCTTGGTTTGAAACACCTTGGCGACATGACAAAAGAGGCTACATTGGTGAGGATGTTTATTTTTGCCAAAAAGCAGCGGCTGCTGGCTTTAAAATATGGATTGACCACGATGTCTCCAAAGAGATTGGACACATTGGGACTTTTGAATTCAAGCACGACCACACCTGGGTGATGAAAGAAATAGAGGCAGTCTAATGGCACTTACTACATACACAGAGCTGAAGACATCCATTGGTGATTGGCTTAACCGAGCCGACCTGACTTCTGTCATTCCTGACTTTATTTCTCTGGCCGAGGCACAAGTTGAGCGCACACTGCGCACCAGGCAGATGATCGTCAGGGCCAATGCATCTTTTGATGCGCAATATGGCGCTGTGCCTGCTGACTTCTTAGAGACCAAATCCCTCAAACTGACAAGCACAAACCCACAAACCCCATTGACGTTTTTGAGCATTGATGCCTTGGACAATGAGGCCACAAAATACACCGGCAGCGGCAGACCAAAATTCTTTGGCATTGTTGGTGGCCAGTTTCGACTAGTCCCATTGCCAGACAGTAACTACACAACCGAGCTGACCTATTACGCAAAGTTGTCAAAGTTATCAACTGGCAACACAAGCAATTGGCTTTTAGCCTCAAGTCCTGACATTTATCTGTATGGTGCGCTATTGCAGGCTGCTCCATATCTGCAAGATGATGCGAGAATCCAGACATGGGCAACACTCTATGAGAGAGCCTTGAACGATTTACAAACTGCCGATGATCGCGGTGCATCTTCTGGTGGTGCATTGCTTACCCGTGCAAAGACTTTTGGATAAGGACTAGACCATGTCATCTTTTACCGACTACACCGAAAACCTAGTTTTAACTTGGCTGCTGACCAATAGTTCGGCCACACGCCCCACGGCTTGGTATATCGGCCTATTCACGGCAGCGCCATCTGACACGGGTGGCGGCACTGAAGTGACCGGCAACGCCTATGCGCGGGTGGTGACTGGCACGATCACGATCTCCGGCACAAGCCCCACAAACGCAACAAACGCAGCGGCCATCGAGTTTGCAGCTGCCAGCGGTGGAAACTGGGGATCAATTGGCTGGGCTGGCATTTTTGATGCATCTACTGGCGGCAATCTATTAGCCTGGGCGGCACTCACCACGGCTCGCACCATCAATGATGGCGATGTGCTGCGCATTCCAGCTGGCGACCTTGACGTTACCCTGACATGACATGGCAGCCTATGGTCTTGGCCCGTATGGACAAGGGAACTATTCCTATGGCGTAAGCCTTGGGGCAGCAACCTTTGCCGCATCTAGCACTGCGGCAGTTGACGCAAAACGCATCTGCATAGGTGCGTTTTCTGTTTCTAGCACCAGCGCAGAGACAGTCTCAGCCAATGTCGTCAAGACCGCATCATTCTCGGTCTCAGCGTCTAGCAGTGCATCAGCTGCTGCACAAAGAATTGCAGTCGCATCAGCCACGGCCACAAGCGCCAGCACCATGGCCGCAAATGCGGTGCGGTATGCCATAGGTGCATCGACACTTGCGGCAAGCTCTAGCGTGAGCTTTACGGCCAGACGGGTGGCTATTGGTGCATTCACATCCACTGATGTAAGCACCATGGCGGTGGCGGCCATCAGGGTCCCACTGATTCAAATCCTGATCCAAGACTTTGCCGTGATGACTGTGGCCACCAAGGTGGTGCTGCGCGGATCAGTGGTGATGGCAGCCACATCTAGTGTGAGTATCAACGGCCAGAGAAGACAAAGCACGCCAATCAATTTCACTTGCCAGTCATCCATGACGATTGCTGGCAATCTAAAATGGGTGGCAGAGAGTGATACGGCTGAGACATGGAATGCAATCTCTGATAACTCAGAGACATGGACACCGATCACAGACACATCAGAAACATGGACCGCAATTGGTGACAGCAGTGAAAGTTGGACACCAATTGCGGATAATAGCGAATCCTGGCAAATTGCCGCATGAGGTGAAAAATGGCTGATACAACCACCACGAATCTACTACTTACAAAACCCGAAGTCGGTGCATCAACAGACTCCTGGGGAACAAAGATCAACACCGATCTGGACACCATTGATGGGCTGTTTGATGCAGGCCCAGTGCTAAAGGTCTCAAAGGGTGGTACGGGTATATCAAGTCTTGGCACTGGCATTGCCACATTTCTGGGAACACCAAGTAGCGCCAACCTACGTTCTGCCTTAACTGATGAGACAGGAACAGGCTCTGCTGTTTTTGCGACTTCTCCGACTTTGGTGACTCCAGTATTGGGAACACCTACAAGTGCAACCCTGACCAATGCGACAGGACTTCCTTTAACTACTGGCGTGACAGGAACACTACCTACTGCCAATGGTGGTACTAACCTAACATCATTCACATCAGGCGGTGTGGTTTACGCCTCAAGTACAAGTGCATTGGCTACTGGGTCTGCGATGACTTTTAGCGGTTCTCAACTTGCAGTTATCGGGACAGCATCATTTAAAAGTATTTATTCAACTACTCCATCTCAATTTACAACGCTTAATTACGATGGCATTTCTGTTGAAGGAGCGCAAGACGCTTATTACAGCGCACCTACTGGTAGGTCGCAATTTTGGTATTTAGGTGCAACTCAAGCATTAACCTTAACACCCACATCGCTATACACCGCAAGCGGCATCAATGTGGTGTTCGGAGCAAGTTCACCAATTGCAAAACTCACAGTCATAAACACCGCTGACGTAAACAAGCAAATTGTTTTTAGTGATAACCCTACTTATTACGGCTCAATAAGTCATAACGCTGGTACTGGTTCAAATGAATATCGTACAGAAGCCAATGGTTTACATAGGTTTTTTCAAGGAACATCTTCAACTTCCGACATGATTTTGAATGCATCAGGCAATCTAGGGCTTGGTGTTACACCGAGTGCTTGGTATGACCCTGCTAATTATCGTGCTGTCCAAATAGGTCAAAGCTCTTTTGTTGGCAGATTATCAGGTGCTGAATACACACAAATATTAAGTAATGTTTTTGTAAACGCTTCAGGGGTTTATAAATATATTAACAATGGAACTGCCACTCTTTATGAAATGCTAAATGGTTCTTTTAGATGGTCACAAGCCGCATCAGGCACAGCAGGAAACACAGCAACCTTTACCCAAGCATTAACTTTATCGGCTGTAGGAAACTTGCTTCTTGGTGGAACGTCTGACCCAACAAGTGCCGCAAAATGTATTGTTATTTACAATGGAACAGCACCAACAAGCAATATTGCTGGTGGTACGCTGTATGTTGAAAGTGGTGCATTGAAATATCGTGGCTCATCTGGAACTGTAACTACATTGGCGGCAGCATGATTACACAACAACTTATTGCTGATACTTTTGAATACAAAGATGGTTATTTGTATTGGAAAAAGCCTTTCAATCCAAATAAAGCAAATTTGATTGGCAAAGTTGCAGGTTCTATTCATAAAACAGGCTATCAGCACATTACATGGATGAACAAAAGTCATAAAGCACACAGATTGATTTTTATGTTGCATCATGGATATTTACCTGACTATCTTGACCATATCAACAACAATCGGGCTGACAACAGGATTGAGAACTTAAGACCTGCTACGCATAGTGAAAACAACTTTAATGCAAGCATGGCTAAAAACAACACAAGTGGATTCCGAGGTGTTAACTGGCACAAACACAGCAAGTCTTGGGTTGTGCGTGTCTGCGCTAAAGGCAAGTCAAAATCCATTGGCTACTTTGATGACCTAGAACTTGCAGGACTTGTCGCTGATGAAGCCCGAAATCTGTATCACGGCAAATTTGCATATCAGGCACGACTTGATGCCGCTAATCTTTAAGGACTGACATGACTAAAGATGAAGTGGTAAAACTTGCAATAAAGTCTGGTCTGATTAAAAGGCACGACTGTGAGGAATGGTTATGCAATACAGGAAACATTGAAACCTTTGCCAAACTGATAGAAGAAGCACTTAAACAATTAAACACAAAGGAAACAGTATGACTACACAATGGACTATCTCAACTCTTGAGCGTGAAACCTCAAACGGCTTTGTAACGACTGCACATTGGCAAGCAACTGCTACTGATGGCGACTACACAGCATCCATCTATTCCACTTGCTCATGGGCAGAAGGAACACCTACGATTCCCTATGCAGACCTGACACAAGAAACAGTCCTTAATTGGGTCTGGGCTAATGGTGTTGACAAGCAAGCCACAGAAGATGCACTAGCAGCTAACATTGCTTTGCAGAAGAATCCTGTTACGGCTACTGGCGTACCTTGGAGTCAAGCATGAAGCTAGAGTTAGAAACAAACGAAGTCCAATTCATTTTGAATGTGTTGGGTGAGATGCCAGCCAAGTCTGGTGTGTGGCCTTTGATTGTTAAGATTAAAGAGCAAGCAGAAGCACAAGCACCAAAAGACGAATCAACTGTGCAGTGACCATGGCTGAAATAAAGATGGTCACAGAAACTGAGGCAAAGCTATCTGCACATGAGCAGCTTTGTCTTGAGAGATACAACAACATTGATCGGTCACTGCGCGATGGGGACAAGCGCATGACAAAGATTGAATACCTTTTGTACGGGGTGATTCTTTGCGTGTTGTTTGGACCAGGGGTGGCTGCCGAATTTATCAAGAAGATATTCGGGCTATGAGAGACTGGGCCGTGGCACTCACTGCTGCGGTTCTTTTAGTGATCACCATCATCTGGTGCTTTTTTGTCATCATTGTGTTTTGGCCATGATTTATGCTCTGGTCCTATTGGCGGCAGCAGCTGTCGAGTACAGATGCGTCAAATGGACATGGACTGGTGATGTCTACAACCGAAGGGTTGTCTGCATCAAGTGGGAAAAGGTAGAACGGAAATGATCGATCCAATCAGCGCATTAGAAGGTCTGCAAAGCGCCATCAGCATGGTCAAGAAGGCCAGCAAGGTGGCCAATGATCTGGGTTCATTAGCCCCAATGCTGGGCAAAATGTTCGATGCCAAGAGCCAATGTACCAAGGCCCTGCTCGATGCCAAGAAGAACAAAGGCTCAAACATGGGCCAAGCACTCCAGATCGAGATGGCACTGGAGCAGGCCAGAGCCTTTGAGGAAGAGCTGAAGATGCTCTTTATGACCACAGGCAAGGTCGATGTCTGGAACAAGATCAAGGCCCGTCAGGACCAGATGGACATCGATGACGCGAGAGAGCTGCGGTCTTTAGAGAAGGCAGAGAAGGCGGCCAAAAAGAAAGAGGAAGAGATGAACGAGCTGGCCATCATCATTGGTGGTGTGGCATTTGTTTTATTCCTAGTGGCAATTGGAATCTATGAACTTATGGAGTTTTGTGAAACCACCAAAAGGTGTGGTCGGTGAATGAGTATCAGAAGACCTTTGACCTATGCCTCAAGATATTCATCTATGGGTGTGTGGCTTTATGGGTGCTTGGTTTTCTGAAGTTTTTGCCCGATGACTTGTCGGACCGGATCGTTAATCTACTGCTTGGTAGGATAGGATTAGGCAAATGAGATATTTACTGCTTCTGTTACTGCTGACTGGCTGCGAAGACCGCTATCGGTACAAGTGCCAGAATCCTGACCATTTCCACGCACCAGAGTGTCAGAAGCCAAAGTGCTTATTCACTCAGCAGTGTCCAGAATACCTGGTCGCACCTATTCTGGATAAAAAGATTGGTGATGTCCAACCACAAGAGGAAGCCAAAAAATGAAACTTTCTGAAGTTAAAAGCACAGAGGAAACGATTGAGCTTTTGAAAGTTTATGGCTGGCTTTTTGCTGTGGTTATTGTCATGCTTGTGTTTGGCTTGACAGTCTTTGCAATGCTCTATTCTGTAATTTTTGTAACCCAACCAGTCAAATCAATGGCGCCAATCGACAGCGCTTTTACCAAGCTCTTGAACGACGTTGTGCTTTTATTGGTTGGAAGTATCAGCACATTGATTGGAATGTTTGCCATCAATAAAGGTGCAAAATCATTTGCAGAAAGAATGAATCCAACGCCACCCATGGGCCAGTGTGTGGGTCAACCGATGATGGGCCAGCAATACGGCTACAGCAACAATCACGGCTTTACATCTAGCACCAACGGCATCCCATCCCAGCCATTTGGCGCTATGCCAACATGGACCAATCCAGAGCTTGATGAGAGCTGGACACCTGGTCCACCACCAGACACGCCACCGGACCATCTTGAGGATGACCATGAGCGCATTCAACTGGCAGCTGCCAGACAGGAGTCAGAATAATGCTGCCAATACCCTTACCCTGGCTCATTGTGGGTGTCTTGGTCTCTCTATTCGGCTCATACCGAGTGGGCCACCACTATGGGTGGCTAGAGCGAGACAATGACATGAAGATTGCCATTGCCCAAAAGAATGATGAAGCCAGAGCCAAAGAGAAAGAGCTTGGCGAGAAACTGCAAGATCAGGAAACACAACTCAGAAAGGCCGAAGATGATATTAAGAAAAAGCAATCTGCTATGCATGAGCTTGCTCGGACTGGCCGGCTGCGCCTCCCAGCCCCAAGTTGTCCACAAGCCAATGCAAGTGCCGCCCCTGCCCCTGGAAATCCACAACCCGTCGATCCCCCTGAAACCGAACTTGAGCGACAGACTATTGCAGCTCTTATCGACATCGCAGCAGAAGGAGATAAAGCCATTACCAAGCTCAACGCCTGCGCCAGCGCCTACGAAGAAGTGAGGAGAGTCGTCAATGGTCAATAGTCAGCAGCTCCAGCAACTGCACATTGGTTCAGAGTGGGTCGATGCGCTCAATGAGACTTTCCAGCGCTTTGACATTTCAACGCCACTGAGACAGGCTGCCTTTATCGGCCAGTGTGGCCATGAGTGTGGCAATTTCAGAATCCTTGAAGAGAACTTGAACTATCGCGCAGAAGCACTGCAAAAGCTCTGGCCCAAGCGCTTTGACGCTGCCAAGGCCCAGATGTGTGCCAGGAATCCAAAGCTCATTGCCAACACTGTCTACAGCAGCCGCATGGGCAACAGGGATGAGGCAAGTGGTGATGGGTATCGGTTTAGAGGCCGTGGGTGCATCCAGCTCACAGGCTCTGCCAACTACCACCATGCAGGCAAGGCGCTTGGCGTGGACCTGATCATGCAGCCCGAGCTGGTGGCCACGCCCCAGTATGCAGCGCTCACTGCCGGCTGGTTTTGGGACACCCATAAGCTCAACCAGTATGCGGATTCCCAGGACTATCGGACCATGACCAAAAAAATCAATGGCGGCTTTATTGGCCTCGATGACCGGATCAAACACATCAACCATGCGCTGTCTGTCCTGACATAATTGGCCATGACCACAAAGCAGCAATTAGAGACCCCATCAATACCCAGTCTGGGCTTCCCCCCAGAGGCGTATGAGCGCAGGCACTTCAATGAGAACTATGGCTCTTTAAATGTTTTCTTTAGAAAACTGACCACAGCGCTTGGCTCATTGTTTGGACCAAGAGGAAGCCGGTTTATCTATGCCCCACTTGGGGCTTTTCAAAGCACTGTGGACCAAACAGCGGCAGCGGCCAACACGGCCTATGCCATGACACTGAATACGACCGATTACGCCAGTGGCGTGAGTGTGGCCAGTAATTCACGGATCACAGTGGTTGACGCTGGCATTTGGAATTTGCAGTGGTCTGGTCAGTTTGAAAACCCTGACTCTCAGGACCATGATGGCCGTGTTTGGCTCAAGATCAATGGGACTGTGGTGACTGGCTCAACTGGATTCTTTGCCATCCCAAGCAAACATGGCTCAACAAATGGCCATGCTTTAGTTGGCTGGAATTACTTTTTGAGCTTGAACGCAAACGATTATGTTGAATTATGGTGGGAGACTGACAGCACTCAGGTGAGCATTCAAGCCTATGCTGCCGCAGGAAGTTACCCCTCAACGGCCTCACTTATTGCGACAATGACATTTGTCTCAAACATTACCTAAACACTGCCATGTATATACCGATTAAATTACCCCCAGGCATTTACAGAAACGGCACTGAGTACCAGTCAGCAGGCCGATGGTTTGATGCAAATCTGGTGCGATGGTTCGAGAATACTTTGCGGCCCATGGGTGGCTGGAGGTTGAGGTCAAGCCAGCAATTGAGCGGTATGTGCCGAGGACTGATCACTTGGCGCGACAATGGCGGCACACGTTGGATCGCTGCCGGCACGCACACAAATCTCTATGTGATGAGTGACGCTGGAGTCCGAAAAGACATCAGCCCGACTGGCCTTGCTGGTGGCATTGCCAATGCCAGCAATGTCACTGGCTATGGATACAGCACCTATGGCAACTATGCCTATGGTGTGGCACGGCCTGACACTGGTAACACCATCCCAGCCACCACCTGGTCATTTGACACATGGGGCGAGTATTTGATTGCCTGCTCAAGCACAGACGGGATGCTGTACGAGTGGCAATTGGGATTTACTACGCCAACAATTGCGGCCAGAATTACCAATTCACCAGCGGGTAACAAGGCCGTTTTGGTGACTGCCGAGCGCATCATGTTTGCCCTTGGTGCTGGTGGAAATCCAAGAAAAGTGGCATGGTCTGACCAAGAGGACAATACAGTCTGGTCACCGGCAGGCAACAATCTGGCCGGTGACTATGAGCTGACAACGCCTGGCACACTGCTGGCCGGCAAGCGCGTCAAGGGTGTCAATCTACTGTTCACCGATGTGGATGTCCACACGGCCCAGTATGTTGGCGCTCCATTTGTCTATGGCTTTGAGAAGGCTGGCTCTGGATGCGGTCTCATTTCAGCCCAGTCTGTGGCGGCCATTGACACTGCTGCCATTTGGATGAGTAAGTCAGGCTTTTGGATTTATGACGGATATGTCAAGCCACTGCCATGCGATGTGTCTGACTACATCTTCAACAATATGAACTTCAACCAGGCATCCAAAGTCTATGCGGTCCATAACAGCAAATTTGGTGAAATCTGGTGGTACTACCCAAGCGGTGGCAGCAATGAGAATGACAGCTATGTCACTTACAACTACCGAGAGCAGCACTGGAACATAGGCTTGTTGGCCAGAACTGCTGGCACTGATGCCGGAGTGTTTACCAACCCAATGGCCGTGTCCACAGACGGGTACGTCTATGAGCATGAGGTTGGCTTTGCCTATGACAGCGCCAGCGTCTACGCTGAGTCTGGGCCAGTGAAATTGGGCAATGGCGACAACATCATGTCTGTCAGGCAAGTTGTGCCAGATGAGCAGACGCTGGGTGAGG